GGACTACAAATGGACGGAGGACAAGAACGGCAATCTATTGAATAAACCTATTGACGTAATGAATCACGCACTCGATGCCAGCCGTTATGCCGTCTATAATAAACTTTCTAAACCAAACTACGGTAGGTATTCTATCCGTTGAGTTATTTATCTATGGAACTGAAATTAGTAGTACCAACATCGCTTGACGAAATCACGCTAGACCAATATCAGCGCTTTGCTCGTATTGAAGGTGAGGGAGAATTCAAGCAAATGAAGATGCTCGAAATCTTCTGCAATGTTCCATTTAGTGACCTGCCGAACGTCCGCCTGGTGGATGCGGTCAACGTCCTAAATACATTGGCCAAGACCCTATCCGAAAAGCCAGGTCTTACCAAGTTCATTGAATTGAACGGAACCAAGTACGGATTCATTCCCGCTCTAAACGAAATCTCGTTAGGGGAGTTTGTAGACTTGGACAGTTATATTTCAGATTGGGCAACAATGCACAAGGCAATGTCTGTATTGTACCGCCCGGTAACAAAAGAGAAGGGAGAACGCTACGATATTGAACCATACACGGCAACAGACGAGCGAGACGAGATAATGAAAGAGATGCCCGCATCCGTAGTGCTTGGAGCGCTGGTTTTTTTTTATCGTTTAGGGAACGTATTAGCAACACATACGTTGCGCTCTTTGGCCAAACAACAGACAACCCCTACACAAGAGAAGCGCAGTTCGGACAAAAGTGGGGATGGTATCAATCCATCTATGCACTTGCTGATGGAGATGTCCTCAAATTTGGAGACGTTACTAAACTTCCCGTCCACCAAGCTCTAACGTATTTGACGTTTGAAAAAGAGAAAAACGATATTGAATTAGCAATGATGAAGAAATGAGAAGTTTTTATTTAGCCACCCAAAAGATTAACGATTACCTATCCTCACACCCCTTGGTTAAGGTGGTAACCTTTGGCGATATCTTCGATGTTGACCTGAACAAGCAGACCATCTTTCCGTTGGCGCACATTATGGTTAACCAGGCCACATTCGCAGACCACGTAATACGCTTTAATGTATCGGTCTTGTGTATGGATATCGTAGACGAAACCAAGCAGGACATTCGCAACCAGAACGAGCCGTTCTTTGGCGTGGATAACCAGCAAGATATTCTGAACACGACTCTTGCTATCTTGAACGGATTGCAATCGCAACTACGCAGAGGCACGTTGTACACGGATAAGTTTGAGATTGAAGGTGACATTATCTGCGAGCCGTTCACGGAGCGATTTGAGAACCTGCTAACGGGATGGAACCTGACCTTTGATATGATTGTTCCCAATACCGAAATCTCTATCTGCTAATGCCACGCAAGGAACTTGTCCAAGCCGCATTAGAGCGATTTGCAAAGCGTGTAATCCAACAGGCGAGGCAGAACCTTACCAAGAAGAAAAAGAATAGCACAAAGGAGCTGTACAATTCTCTTGACTACGATTTGTCGGTTGGCCCAAACTCGTTCTCGCTTACGTTCTCAATGGAGGATTATGGCGAGTACCAGGACAAGGGCGTTAGTGGCGTAAAGCGCAAGTTCAACACCCCATACAAGTACACGAATAAGATGCCACCACCCAAGGCATTTGCTCAATGGGTAGTTCGTAAAGGTCTGGAGGGAGTACGGGATAAGAACGGACGTTTTGTACCACGCAAGAGTCTGCAATGGGCAATAGCAAAGTCGGTATACAACAACGGTATCAAACCGAGTTACTTTTTTAGTTCCCCATTCAAAATGAACTTTGCCAAACTACCGCCTGATATTGTGAAGGCATTTGAATTAACCCCGGAAGACTTCCAAGCATTTACACGTAAATAATGGCTATACCTGTTGCAACATTCCCGACCACGCCACAAATGGCAAGGTCACCTATTTTTATCACGTTGACCAAAGGTGCCGGAGGTACTGATGGCCTGATTAACGCTACGCTGACCCTGCGAATCTTTACAGGTGACCGGACAACAAGCCCAGCGATTGACTACACCTTGTTCAAGGATTCAATTAGCGATGCGCCTATTACGTTTGAAATCAGCGAGTTAATCCGTGAAAAGATTGCTTCGGTACTAAAAACTAGTACCACCAACACATACGAATTGTCTACGACCGAAGGCGTTTGGTGTAAGTTCTCGTTATCCTCAGAATACGTAAACGCAGGTACACCGGGTTCAGGTGTAATTCAAAGCAATCAATCGTTTCTTGTTACGGATGGATGGTTAACGTACCAAGAAGTATCAGGTGGAACAATCACAAGCGGACGGATGGTAACACCCCGCAGATTGTACGTTACGGACACGAGTTACGCCCTGCCTATTTACCTGCCGTCTCGGATGTATTTCTTTTACAGGAATGTTGGTGGCAGTTGGCAGGGTGTCGCTAACTACACCCCTGGAAATAATAGCAACACCAGAATCGTATATATCCCTTACGACAAGATTAATGCTCAGGCGTTCTTGGTTGCTGCTAGTTCTGCCGTAGTGCTAAATGATACGTTCGAGGTTGGATTTGGAACGGATGCTGTAACGCCACAATTCACCTACACGGTGGAATCAGTTTGCGAACCTAAGTACACCCCGGTACGTGTATCGTTCATCAACAAGTTTGGTGTCGTTGATTACCTGACTTGCTTCAAGGTATCTACTCGCTCAGGGTCATTCACGGCAGAGCAGTATATGCCACAAATCAACATATCAGCAACAACACCTCAGTCGCTTACGCAGACAATGCAGAAGCGTAGGTTTGACGTAAATAGTACAGAGGTAATTACATTGAACACGGGTTGGGTACAGGAGAACTACGATGACGTTATCCGTGAGCTGCTGATGAGCGAGAAGGTATCCATCAATTACGAAGGCGTGGAGTTCACGGTTAACCCGCAAGATTCGGGAGTAGATTACCAAAAGGAAATCAATCAGAAAATGATTAACTACACCTTGTCGTTTGAAATCGCTTGGGACATTCGTAACAACATCCGATGAGAAATAAGGTAACTTTATTTGTAGGTGACCAAGAACTTGATATGTTCGGGGATGAGGATATTACCATTAACCTATCCGTCCAAAACATCCAAGACATAAGCAAGGTCTTCACGGACTACACGCAAGGGTTCAGTGTTCCGGCATCACCCCGGAACAATTCTATCTTTGAGCATTACTACCGCACGGATATTGTCGGTGGTGCCGACTACCGATTACGTGCCGAGGGAAGCATTGAAATTAACGGGTTGGTGTTCCGCTATGGTTCGATAGAGTTAGAGGGCGTACAGATGCGTAAGAATGCGCCATACGCCTATGACATTACCTTTTACGGGTTGCTTGTAAACCTTACCGACCTTTTCGGGGAGGATTATTTGTACGACCTTGACCTTTCGGCATACAATCATACCTATGACCAAGAAACGATTCACTCAGGGCTAACTTCTAATGCACTTGCCCCGGTAATCTACCCACTAATTACCCCGCAGGATGTTTGGTTATATGAAAGCGATAACACCAATAATGACCCGAACAACATTTATTGGCATAATCAAAACCAACAACACGGAGTTCAATACTATAATCTAAAACCAGCTATCCCGGTAGACCGCATCTTTAATGCTATTGCCACCAAGTACGGGGTATCTTTCAATATCACCAACATCGGTGACTTTGAGAAGTTGTATATGTGGTGCCACCGGTACGCTGGCTATATGTACAAGGACTTACCCAATGCTATGCCTTGGGTTCAAATAACATTTGCAAGCACTGGAACCCCGTCTGTATTTAACACATCTACCGGAATTTGGACAGTTGATGACACTTATGTATATAACTATACCATCGTTATTCAAAACGCAACAGTTGACTATGAGGTAGCCGTATTTGTTAACGGAGAATTATTTCAAGCTTATTCAATACCAGCTCACCCGGCCGGGACTATTGCTAGAAATTTTAATGCATCGTTTAACTTAGGAGATGAAGTAAGTTTATACGCAAGGGCAAAAAACAATGTTTCACTTCAACTCTTGGTATCTGGTATTGGTGCCACCGGTGACATTGGCCACTCTATGTCGGCTACGAATGCGGCTTCACAGACTCTGCCTGGGCAAGTAGACGTTTCCTCCCTGATGCCAGAGCAGAAGGTTAGCGACTTCGTATCTTCTATATGCAAGATGTTTAACCTCGTGGTTATCCCAACGAGTTCTACGAGCTTTGATTTGTTGCCCTTGGGTGATTGGTATGCTAGCGGAGCAACAATCGACCTATCGCAATACTTCGACATCACGGAGAGCCAGGTAGAACGCCCGCAGTTGTACAAGCAAATTAATTTTAAGTACAACGAGACCGGGGCAATTTCAGGGGAAGAATACCGACTTACGAATAACGTAGGATACGGAGACCTACGTGCCGAGTTTGTATTTGACACTACGGAAGAGCTGATGGTAGAGCCGCAGTTTGACCAAATGCTTTTCAACATATTAACCGATGAAGACGGTGGTGGTTTAACAGACATCCTCGCAGGATATGCCGTAACGAGGGAACTTGAAACATATTTAGGCCAACCATTCCTATTCTTTGCCCCA